TCCATCAAATTCATTTACACTATTGCGATAGACGACAAGCTCATTTTCTCTTGCCTCAATAGGTTTCTTTTCGTTGTCTGGAGTATTGTCAACAATAATCAATTTATAATTACTATTAAATCTTTCAAAGAGGTCTCTTTGTATATCTAAAAGATTATAGTTTCTGAATATGACAATAACGTAATCTATTCTATCCTGCATAGTCAAAATATTTGTCTCTCGTAACAATAATTGGGTTTCTATTTTTATAACAATCAATCACATCTTCGGTAATTGATTCTACAGTCTCTTTAAATTTGAAATCATATATCTGTTGAAATTTTGTTGTGTCTGTATTGAAGTCATAGATTCCATTATAGTCTCCTTTATCTATAATGTCAACTCCGGTGTGTTTTTTAACCAGTTGAGAAATCTCATCAACAGTAGAATTAAATGATGCTAGATTATAGATTCCAGAATGGAAATCACCAATAATAACTTTATGCATTGCTCTACTCAAATCATTAAGTGCAAGTAATGGTCTTGATATATGTTTATTATTCACATTAATAACCCCACCAGTTAAAGCAGAGTATACCATGGAATTAATCATCAAATCTTTTCTCAAGACAGAAGAACCACCATTTACAGTACCAAATCTAAATCCTATAATCTTTTTTCCAGAATTTATTTTTTCTTTGGCAACCAAATCTAATGAAATTTTTGTTAAATCATAGTTATTCACAAAATCAAGTGAGAAATCATTTTCATTATAAATTTTTTCTCCTTTATTACCATATACAGATGAACTACTTGCATATATGATTTTATGATTTTTGTGTGTCTTTGTAACTAAATTTGAAAAATTTCTAACATTATTGTTCCAAGGAGACTTCAATTCTCCTACACAAGAAAGCACACTAGAATTTCCAGCAAGAAGAATGATATACTCATACTTTTGTAGATAATCAATAGACAAAAGATTGTAGTCATTTTGTCTGTTACCATACTTGCTTACTTCAATTCCTTTTTCACTAAGATAACGTGAAAGGTATGATCCAACATACCCTTCGCCACCAATAATTAATGTTTTCATGGTATAATAGGAACAATGCAATGTGGAAGATTACGGTCACCAAAAATTCTGATGTCATTAATATGACAATTCGAATTATGTGGAGTTGAATACTTATCTAATATGTCACGCATACCATATCCTGACTTAGTAAAGTAATCAAGGAATCTCATTTGTGTATCCCACGCATCTTGAAGTCTGGTTGAATCATGAACAAAAAATAATTCGCCATGTTCTTCTAGAACTTTCTTACAAATGTCTGCACGAATAATTGAATTGGGGCAGGATGAACAGAACTTACCTGGCTCATACTCGTCTACAAATGTAGACACGAATGGATATTCTAATGTGCAACGTTCTACAAAATGTTCATAGAAATTAGGTTCAAGAGGAATAGAATCATCTTCAATCAAAAAGAAGTAATCAAAATCATTTAGATTCTTCTTTATCATATCCCTCCATGCACCGTACGAATATCCACTATTTCGTCTGAATACTACTTCTGCTTCCATAGTTTTAATTTGTGATACTGTTTCTACAGCAAGTGTTTTTAATTCGTCACTAATGTCATCATTAAAAACAAATGTTGCCTTTTTAATTGGTGTATCAACACACCGATTTAGAAATTCTACTTGAGTTCTCGCAAAAAACATAGGATCATTTCTAAATTTTTCTTGATAACTAGCATAATCTCTATTTGATCCAATATAAATCACTGGAATATAATTAATTGTATAACTCACATTTTCTCCTTAATCTTTTTGATATTTTCCATGTAGTGCTACTTTTCCTTCAACCCAAATGTTATCAAACTCAACAACATTTTCCTTATCTAAGAACCTGTAATATGCGTGTTCTATGTCAAATCTACCATCACACAATTCAAAGAAATTTTTAAATTTGCTAAAGTAATCATTTATATTATTCTTGTGCATTGACCAAAGTCTAGTTTCGTATATTCTTAGTTCTGGTGATATCCAAGATTGTACAGATTTCTTAAAAACATATTTGCCTATAGTTTTTTCATCATATTCATCAAAATTAAATTCTTCAGTAATATTATGTCTTCCTGATAATTTAAAGATTCTATTATATTCACTTAAATTTATATTATTGGTAATATACTCTAATGCACCCCTGAATAATAAAAGTTCTGCATGACTCTTATATCCAAGATTACTTAAATCAAATATATCCTTATTGTCACAAGAATCAATAAAAACATCAACTAATTTTGCAATTTCTTTTTTATATTCATCTGCATCAAAAACAGAAACATCATTTAGTATTATAGTACAATTAGGAATTTTTTCCCTTACAGTTTTAATACTATGAATTGTTTGTGTATATCTATCATGAATGGGAATAACACCTACTCTAGGATATAATGCAGAAGTAATTATACAGATATTTCTCATTTATTATATTCATTCAAAGTTTTGACAATGTGATACAAATCTTCTTGACTCAACCACCATCCATTAGGAATACAGATTTGAGTCTTATCAAAACTTGTTACTCCAGGCAAATCTTTTTCTTTAAATTTGGAAGTACAATCATACATATCGTTTCTAAAATGCACTGGACTTGATGAGATACCTTTAGATTCAAGATAATTAGTAAAATGATGTTTTTGATTATTCTTAACATGCATACTGAATAACCAGTAAGAACAATTTTTATCCCAAGTAGGCATGATTAAATTATCATTCTTTATATTATCAATAATATACTTTGAATTGTTTCTATGCTTTGAGACAGAATCATTTGCTAGTTCAAGATTACACAAACCAATTGTCGCATTAATATCATTCATATGATACTTGTAACCTGCTTTTGTGATATTTTGAGTACAACGGAATGATTGTCCTTTAGTTCTATCAAGTCCAAACCAACGTAAAAGTCTTGCTTCATTTTCTTTTTCTACTGTTGGACACACAAGAATACCACCATCACCACTTGTAAGTAGTTTAATTGCTTGCAAACTATAACAGATATAGTCTCCTCGTTCTATTGGTTCTTTTATGAATGTGTCCCATGTGTGTGCGGCATCTTCAATTACTGGAACACCAAAACTTTTTAATGCAGCAAAGTCACAAATTCTTCCTGCCCAATTAACTGCAATGATCGCTTTTGTCTTTTTTGTAATTAATTTCTTTGCAGATTCTGTATCCATAAGTCCTGTAAGTGGATCAATATCAGCCCAACGAATCTTTGCTCCACGATGAATAGCACCAATCTGTGATGCAAAACAAGTTTGTGGTGTAGAAATAACTTCATCACCAGGACCAACATCACATAGATGAAGTGCTAGGTCAATAGCAGATGTGCAAGAATTAAGTGTTACTGGTCGAGTTTTTGTTTTGAGTTGTTGATGTAATAGATTCTCAAACAATTCAACTTTTGGTCCTTGACCGATAAACCCAGATTGAAGAACAATACCTAATTCTTCATTCACTTCGGGTGACATTCTAACTTTAAATAACTGAATCATAATAATACTCCATTTTAATTATTTTACCATCATCTCCGATGACTCTGAAACCAATCTTGTTATAGACTGCAAATGCCTTCATATTGGTCTTTAACACTTCTAACTTGATTGGTAAGTTAAATTGCTCAGAATTCTTCACAAGATATTCAAAGAGAATTTGACCATAACCTTTTCCTCTTTCAGATTCAATCAAACCACCAGTTAACAACACAGTTCCATCTTCAATTCTTATGTATCCGTAGCCAACTATCTCAGCAGCAACACCATAATAGATTTTGTGCAATAGAAATAATTTGTTATTTTCTTTATTCAGATTCTTATACCAATTTTGTTGTTGCTCATATGATATTTCATCCGTGTTTCTTGTCATAAAATTTTTACAGACATTTCTAATTTGTCTTAAAATTTCAACATCACTTTCCGTTTTAACTGGAACCATTATTAAATTGCTCATTATGTAGTCCTATATGTAAAGAAATTGTTAGGGTCTTCCTGACCGAACATGTCCATCACCAACTTTTTCCATTTTGGAACACGGTCATATTGATGTACGATGCAATGTGGTATTCCAGATGTTGTGGTAATCTGTTTTGTTTCGTAATTAAAGATAGGTTCTGGTTCAGTTAAGAATGGTCTGAATTGATTTATCTTTGATGGGTCACCAGTTGTGCCAAGTTGTACTGCCCATCCATCTTCTTGGTCGGTAAACAATACACTATCTTTATAAGGTTGTGTGTTCAGTAACACATTATAGACCGCCTGGTCAACGATAGGAATTGGCCTGTTGATTGCATTAGTGAATATGTTAAAACACATATCTCTAACATAATGAGATTTACCACCAATGGTTCCTACATTAAAAATGGTGTTGCCTTTGAATCTATTATATACTTCTTGTCCATAAGTTTGAAGTAAGTTTTCATTACCCCATGGTTCATCTTGGTAACGAATAGATTCCGAACCAGCGACTAAAGACCTATCACCCATGTTATCAGTAATCCATTTACATGGGTCTCTTTGGAAATAAACATCTTTAACATCGGTGGTTACAACGATATCATATATTGGATTCTGATGTAGATAATCATATATTGACCAGAATCTTGCAACATGAATTGGTGCATTAATTCTTGGCATCACAACTAATTCAAAACCATGATGTATAAGTTCTGCGCAAGTATCATCCGATGCATTATCAACAATCATTACTTTATGACCTTTGAAACCACAAGTTTCAATAGATTCAACCCAAGGTTTTAATTGATTATAGTTGTATCCTGTAAAAGCACCGATGATTAAATTTTTTGCCATGGGAAAACTCCGTTATATTTGTCATTCATTATTTTATTACCATTAAGGAAAAATTCTGCATTAACAGAACCTGCATTTCCATCTACTTTATAATTTACTGTATACTTACCAGTACAATCGAAATTGGGAAAGTATTGTGAGAGAGCTGAAAACCAAACTCTGTCTTGTCCCCAACCGCCATGCCAAACTTGAGCCAATTTTATCGCAACTTCTGTTTTAAGGCAATAGCAATTAGTATCTATATGATTGACTCCATGATAAGTTTTCCATTTACCAAGTGATTCACAATTATCGTTGGTGATATAATTACCATCTTTGTCATAAATCTTTCTAAGTGAATAGACCCAATCAAGATTATTTTCTTTAATTGTATTAATACAAGTTTCAACATGGTCTTTTTCAAACCAA